GTATCCTGCTTGATTAAATGTTGTGACTACTGCAAATTTCATAATTACTAGAACTATTTAACAAATAAAAATATGCACGTTAGCCTTTTTGATCAGTATGGAGCATTGAACAGTGTGCCAGTGTTTGCAGCCATTAAAGAAGGACTAGAAAGAATTGGCATACAAACCAGCCATCACAACATGGATGCAGATGTTGCTGTTATCTGGAGTTTTCTATGGGCAGGACGTATGCTGCCAAACAAACAGGTTTACGAACACTATAGAAACACAGGTAGACAGGTGTTGATTGCGGAAGTGGGCATGCTCAAGCGTGGCATTACTTGGAAGTTGTGTCTCAACAGCACATTGAGTGGTGGCACATACGGCCAGGGTATAGATACTGATCGTGTGGCCAAACTGGGTCTTAAACTCAAACCGTGGACACACAGTGGCACAAATATTCTAATTGCATTGCAACGTAGTGACAGCGGGCAATGGAGTCATGAACCCAAAATGGAAACATGGTTGCAAGACACTGTGGATCATTTAAGGAACTTTACCAATCGCCCCATAGTTGTTCGTCCGCATCCAAGACAATCAGTTGTGATGCCCGCAGGTGTTACTGTGCAGCAACCATGCAAACTAGCAACGGATAGGTTTGACTTTGATTCTGCGTTGGCTGACACTTGGGCTGTGGTCAATCACAGCTCTGGTCCCGGCAGTCAAGCTATAATTGCCGGTGTACCTGCATTTGTGGGACTCAGCAGTTTGGCTGCTTCGGTTGGTAATCTAACCATGGGCAGGATAGAAAAGCCCGACAGGCCAGACAGAAAAGAATGGTTGAATCAAATTGCCCACACAGAGTGGACTGTTGACGAAATAGCAACTGGCCTGCCATTGGCCAGACTGCTTCAGACTTGAATGTCTTCCATTCCGGCTGTGCGGAGTTTCACAATGTGACCAATTTGCCATTGCTTGACTTCAAGACCTTTCATGATACCCAACCAACGATTGCGTAGTAGGGCCACTTCGTTGATTATAGTTTCATAGTCAATCACTTCATCTTCTCCATCCACATACTTTTCAGCATCGCGACTGGTCAGTGCTCTGGCATATGCTTCTAGATACTTTTGAAAATGTTTACGACGAATTTTGCGTAGCTGTATATTGAGAAAACCCAGCACAGCTTCAATTTCTTGAAGCTGATAAAATCTATGTTCTGTCACACCCGGAAGTTCTTTGAGATTACGCTCGATCAAACCGCCAATTTTGACTTCAGCTTTGGCTTGATCAAGCTCTTTTTCGTAGTAAGAGATAAAGTCTGGTATCTTGCCAAGATCTGCAACCACACGATTATACCACATTGTTAATCCAATCAACAAAAGATTTAGGAAATATTTGCAAGTCAAGATCACGACGGCGAGCATACTCACAAACAAATCGAGCAAAGTTTGATTGCTGTTGCTTGGTATATGGTACTTGCATAGAAGATTCTATGGACAATTGTGTGTCTGCTGTTACTGACTCTAAGTTAGATAGTATAACAGATTTACTAGCGTCATCCATGACATTCATAGCCAAAAAACTAGGTACCGACAAGATTGAAATCATTTTTGATTCAGTTGGAAATATTTTGCAAAACTTATTGAACCCAAACATGGTAACATTACTCAGTACACAGTTCATCACAATTGGAATATCCAATTTGCGTATGATCTGTAGATTAGCAAGATACCGATTCCATGTATTGCCGTTGCGAGTAAACTCGTATATTGCATCAGTTGATTCCCCGCTGACGGTGATAGAAAAGTTTCTTATTGCTTTTAATTTTTCTAATTCTTTGCGAAATCTTGTTTCATTCACGCCCAGTCCGCTACATATTACAATTTCAACAGTTGGACCAATACTGCAAAATATTTCTTCAAGTTGTAAATTTAAAAACGGTTCGCCGCCAGTGATTTCTACACGTTTTGCCGACGGCAAAATTTTGAGAGTTTCGTCCAGAATAATATTCTGATGCTGATGCTGTTTACGGTCTTTCTGACTGAGGTTAAGCATGATACGATCACGAGTTGTAAGATTGTATCTCTGATCATTGTCATTGATACCATAGTCAGTGATGTTGTATCTGCCGTTTTTAAGTATGTCGTTGGCCCAGGCACTGCTTTCGCTTCTGGCACAGTATATGCAACTCATGTTACAATCATAACCAACATCCAAATCAACAAACTCAGGAGCAGTGTTGATCTGTGTATGTGTTTTTTGATTAGTGCCCATGATTGTGCGTCTACTGGGAAAATTTTCTTGCTCTGTACGCCAGCAACTGGATTCACAACTGGATACGGGTTGATTTTCCAACATCATTTGCCGCTCTCGAAGCAAGGTTGGTGTATTAAATAATTGTCCTGAATTATTTAATAACCAGTCTTTGTTGATTTTTTCTGAGTCAGCCGAGCAACAAGATTTAATTACTTGTTTTTCAATATGAACACTAAGAAAAGTAAACTTTTGCGAGCAGTAAAAGTTGTCCATTAATAATTGTCGTCGTCGGATTCGTCGTACTCGGCTTCGTCATACTCATCATCTTCTTCGTACTCGTCGTGACCTTGATCCATGTATACTGTCAACGCACGTTTAACATCTGAGTCGCCTTTGAAAGCAGCCTTGATATCATCGGGATCTTCGTCGTGGTCGATCAACAAAGAAACCAAAATATCTGCAGCCTCGTCACGATCGACTGTGTTAACAAAACGCTTGAGTTCTCCCCAAATCTCATTTGCAATATTACTATGCATCATTCACCTTCACTTTCTGTATCTGCAACAGTGGCCTCTTTTTGGTTACCAAAATCTTTCATCACAGTATCCAAACAACTGTCGTCATTCTTTTCCCAGGCCTTACGAAACTTCTTGATAATTTCGCCATCACTGGTGGTAAACACCAAGCTGTTGCCTTCACGCTTGAGAAGGCCTTTCTTTTCAATCAAGTCAACAAGTCCGCTGTAGGGGCTCATGCCTGTTGTGTAAGGAATTTTAATTTGCACACCTTCAAAAGGTTTTGCATAACGAGTCTTCATAACTTTACAACCTGCACGAATACCATTTACGTCAGACACCTTGTTGCCGTCTTGATCTTCTTTAAGTTTCATTTTTTTCATTGCAACCACAATAGAGCTTGCATAGATAAAGCCTTGGCCTCCTGAGATCTTGTCATCTGGGTCAAACATGTCCTGGCTTGCATATGTATGGTTGGTACAAACCAATCCTACATTGTAACTACCAAACATGTTTACACAATTGCGAACCAGTGCTGTGAGTGCTTTGGGTTTGCGACCTAGATCACCTTTCATCTCGCCAGCTTCAAATTGATTAACGTCAGTGGGAGTAAGCAGCATGCCCAATGAGTCAATCACAAACAACACCTTTGGACGCTCGCCATCTGGCAGGGCTTTGTAGTCACTCATGAATGTGGCAATAGTTTTGGCCACATCGTCAATCATGGCCATACTCAACTTGAGCAATTTGCTTTCACTTGTGTCAACACCCAGTGCCTTGAGCCAGTCTTCGTCAAGAGCGTTTTCGCTGTCAACCAACACAACAAAAATACCTTGCTCTTGTGCATGCTTAACAATGTTGCCTGAACAGATGTAGCTTTTGCCTGCTCCGGAATCTCCGGCAAACACTGTGACCTTGCCAAGTGGAATACCACGTTCAAAGTCTCCTGAGATCAAATAGTTCAGTGCATAGTTACCTGTACTGATCCAGTCAGTAGGGTCGTTAAAGCCAATTGACAGTCCGTCAATGCTTTTTGTGATTTCCTTGCGGAATTTACTAATGTCAAATGGTTTAGCCATGTTTTTCTTCCTTGATTAATGATTATACTAAAATTGTCAACTGATGTCTACATGTAATGCTATGTATGATTGCCAAAAGCGGCACACCAAGTCTGCATTGAAATCGTCAAACTGGAGTTTGTTATATAGCACCGACACAGATTGTAAAAATTTATCCTGATCAAATATGCAGCTATCAATATCAAATAATATTGTGTCTTGCAAATTGACCAGTGGATAAAATTGAGTGATCTCGTCAACTATACCAGGACCCAAGTGCCCAAATTGGCGCACATCATATCCAGTCTCTTCAAAATCTTTCCAGCAGGGCCATGATGTACCTGCTATTTGTAAGTATTGCTCTTGGCAATAATTACCAGCATGGTCTAGATAAGTTTTTGTACCTATACTTTTTAGTTTGTATGATGTAGAACTAAACTTGGAATAATTTATCAACATCAGTAACTGTGAGTTAGGCCAAATATGTAATAAATTATTCACTGTGCTACTTCCTCCGTGAGAAGTTAGAAAATAACGCAGACCAGACTTGGATATAGGTTCTACCAGATTTCCTATTTCGTCCGATGGTGGGTGCCCAGTTGTCCAGTTTTGATATACTTTTCCATACACCTGATGGTCACCAAATTCAAACTTTGGAATCCATTCATGCATTTGATTCACCGATGAAGGTAATGTTTTCATTACACAAGCAAATCTACGATCATAATCGTCTGGATTAGATATTAGATACTCTATTGACATCGGATCTTGTGGACAAGTATACTTGCTCAGTGACATGCAGTTGATCAAAAACTTACCGCCGGCATATCTGGGAAACTGAACAATCAATGGCCCTGTGCTTTGAAAATCAATGCTCATATGACTCCAAACACCTTAGATAGTCTTGACTAAAGTAATGATTATAATTGTACTCAATTGTGTCAGACTCCATGAGATATAAATCATTCCACTCAGCTGGTGTCGACAGGCTGAATTTAGACAGCATGCTGGTTAGTTCAACTAGTCTTTCAACTGGGTTTACTATGCTATCAAATCTATAATCAAACAGTTTGTTGTACAATCGAAAACCATAAAACTCCTGTAGATGTTTGTGCCATCCAGGTTGAGCATAAGTCAAAAACAATCCACGAGTTACCACGCTGTAAAGAAACTTTTCTGTCACAAATGGAACATAGCTTGTGGCCAATGTTTCACTGACCAAATGAACAAAACTCTGTGTTATTTGTTTTTCTAGATTGTAAATGTTGAGTCCATGACGATATCGTTCATGTCCAAAAGAATACACTGTTTGAAAAAATTCAGTACTATTTGTTGAGATAAAAAACTTACGATAAAAGTTTTCTCTATCGCCTACCAGGTCTGATATGTGCCCTGTTAGTGTATCAACTGAATAGTAAAAATTTTTACTGCAATAGTTGGGATCAAACCAATTGAACTTTTGTAAAATTGATGTCACTAATTTTCTTGACACATGAGGTGTGCCATTGAAACTACACACAAAATTCTTGTAGTCCAATTCTGGGTGCATGTTGTAGTCAACAAACTTGTCCAAGTTAAATTGATTTTGGTGTTTAGCAGAAAAAGTTATGTTTAGATTGGGATAGCAATCCAGTACACTTTTATCCAGTATGTTGTGATAGGTAACATTGTACTTTGTACCTCGAGCTAGTGCATTTTTGTTTAGTTTGTCCAACACCAGATTGTAGTGATGAATATCAAACCCACCCAGGTGATCTTGTAGCACAAGGTCACTTGCAATTGAATCAACATTGTTTAAAATGTCAGTATAGGGATGAGTATAAATCATGATAGTTATGCTTGTCTAGAAAACCAAACATCGTGCATTGCTCTAATCAATTTGCTGTTAGTTTTGCCCAGGCAAAAGTGATCAAAAATACGTTCGACTTCTGTAATCAACTTTTCTGCATCCAAGATGTCAGATAGGTTGATAAAGTAATTGTTCAAATTGTGTTCTTTATCATAGTCAACAAATTTTTCAGGATCATCATACCAATGATTGGTGTCTGTATTGACCACGTACTGATCCAGCACACGCTCTCGATCTGCCAGATCAAACTTGTAGGGATTGTTGTACTTCAACACAACAGGAAGGCTAACAAAACTACAGTAGTCCGGGTCAGCAGGAAGGTAATGAAGTTGTCCATTAATTTCTAAAAAATGTTTGTGCTCTAGTGCTCTAACTACCCAGTTTTTTTCATTTTCTGTAGTTGTTAAAATAGTAACCACATTTGATCCGTCACAGAAAGTGGGAATGGTTGGTTTATGAAACACAAGATTAATCAACACCTGATTGTCTATACATGCCAACAGGCGACGATCATCAATTTGAATAGCATGACTTAGATATTGATCTAGCGTGACTTCGTTGCCTCGTGGATATCGTGTGCTGTACAGATCAGTGGAATAAGGAACCATTGGTTCCTGTTTCATGTGTTGAGATAAATCTTCTGGAAAACTTCTCTTTACATACTGTAACACCAGCGACGAAAACAATATTGGATCTTGTTTATGAGCCTGCATGATTACAGACCAGTGATCTACTGCTTGACTGGTCTGTAATATTGTACTCAGAAACTTCCCTGCAGACCCGTGTGTGAAACGAGTTACAAGGAAGTTAGGTTTCTTGACCAAGTCCAATTATTGCTTTTGACGGCTACGGATCATGGCCAAGATGTCCTCGGCTTTTTGTGCTGGTTTAGGAGCAGCAATTGGAGCAGAGGCTGCTTCAGCCGCGTCATCTTCCCAGTTAGCGGCAGCTGGCGCAACCGGTGCCGGTACTGCTCGAACAACTGGCACAGCCACTTCATCGTCAATTGCTGGTGCTGCACCAGCTGGTGCTTGAACGCCTGCTGGACGGAAGTACTGTCCCCAACGAGCAGTGTCGTATGGCTGACCGTCAACTGATGCTTCAAACATCTCTT